CCATCGGAAGGAGGGTTAGAGCGCCGGCAAAGACATTCTGAGGCAGGTAGTACACGTTTAGCGTGCCGGCCTGCACGAACCATAGGCGGCTTTTGTATCTGACAACCTGACTCAGCGACGTGAGCGGCGAGGGGCCCGACGTCCAAGAGTATGGCGAGCTAACTCCCGTGATCGAATGCCATGTCCCATCGTAGATCAGCGGATTATCAACGCCGTTGACGAGTACCAACGCCTCTGCGCTGCCCGTGCCCAACATGGTCCAGTCGTATTGGACATTGGTGACCGCCTGGACGGTGTTGCCGACGCCGCCGACGACAGCCGCGCCCGCGGACCCGCCACCCGCATTGTCCACACGGTAGATAGATCCAACGCCCGCAGAGATTGCGCCCGCATAGAGCTGGTTCAGGGCGTTCAGGGCGTTGTACGCCATGACTGAAAGCGCGTTACCGGCGAATGTCGCGAGAGTGGACTTTCCTCGCCGTAGCTCAACCCAGCTCGGCTGGCAGAACATGTTGTCCAAGACGATCGCATCCGTCTCGGGCATGTTCGCCAGGGCGTCTCGTGCATTGATGCCGCCGACAGGTGCGGCGAGCGTATAGCCCTGAGCTTCAGGCTGTGCCGCCTGCTGGAGACGCATTTGACGGATGGCTGAGGCGCGTGGCATGCACTACGCTCGTAGCCGTCTATTGAATCTGGCCCATAGATCGGGGCGTACGACCCTCTTGGCGCCCCCGCACCCAAGGCATGGCAGTTCATCGACGTGCATGAACCTGCCTCCGCAATCTGGACATACGACGTAGCGGGGTTTCTTCATGACCCAAACCCCGTGTCGGGCACGTTCTGGGAGTTCAGCAGCCTGATGCCCGAGGCGCGAGCATTGAGCGGCAGATTGCGGCCCATAACCGTGCGACCGGTGACCGTCGCTAGCTTGTCGTCATACTCCTGCCACTCATCGGCGTACGCCATGCCGAGCGCCTTGAGCACGCGCCACTTGAGCGATAGCGTAATGAGATCCTCGGGTAGCACCGAAACATCCGTATCGAGCACAAATGCCGACTGGACAGCGACTGCAGGAGACGCGGCGACCGCCACCCAGTTAATGGACGCGTACTCGAATACAAGCTGGTCCGATATGGGGCTGGCTTGGCCGGTCGGCACGTAGGGCGCCGGGTTGATCAAGATCTGTCCGTCGGTGAGCCGGTATCTCAGTCTTGGCCCTACCGGACTGATGCCGGACTTGAGTACCTGCCACTCCTGAGCATTGACCGGCCCGAGGAGCTGCCAGCGGAAGTTGCGATCCCACCCCGTTTGCGGGATGAAGTAGTTGAGGTCAGAGGGTTGAGGGTACGACTCCTGCCCGAACGCGAGCGACGAATCGACACCCGTGACGCTGATAGTGGGCACAGTGGAGTTCTGGGACATCGTCACAGTGCCCGCGCCGGCATTGACTGAAACGACCATGGAGTCATTGAGCGCGAACGTCGAGGACACCTGCCACCCGGCCTGAACGCCGGCCAGATTCGTGCCGGTGATATTCGTGATGACCGGAGAGTTGGCAGTGAACGTGCCCGTGAACGGGCCAATGCCGATCAGGTCGAATAGAAACTGTTTGCGCAGAGTCGGCCAGTGATCCGCCGCCTTGGTGGCATCTCTTAACTCGAAGCCAGCGCGATTGGCGAGCGCGAACGCCTTGATGACATTCGAGTCGGTGTTACCGGCGACAGTCGCCGGCGGAGCGAGCCCTATCTCACCGAAGGCCTGCTGGACGATGGTCAGGAGTGACATCAGGCATTCTCCGAATGCTCCCCGGCATCCACGATCTCACGGGTGCGCTTCGAGGTCTTCACGGATGCAGTCTTCAGGGCCGGCGCGGGAGGTGGCGCGCCTTGCTGCTGAATGACCGGAGCCTGAGCGCGCATGCCCTGCGCAAACTGAGTCTGCATGTTGGCTATAGTCGCCTCGAGCTGCTTGATCTTCTCGTCCTGGAGATTGACCTTCTCCTCGGCACGAGATGCCTTGGCCTGCTCGCTCGCGACGATGCGATTGCGGGCGCGCTCATCGACCGCGGCCTTTGCCAGGTCTCGGTATTTTCGCCCTCCCATGATGGTGGCCGCATTGGCATCCGAGAGAGCCGCCAGCGCCTCGACAGTTGGGATGCTGAGCAGCTTGAGTGACTCGGCGTAGGAGCGAGTAACGACGCCCCATTCCTCGATCGGCCAGCCATCGTCGGCCTTCTCGCCGCGGCGCATGAACCGCGCCCAGGCCTTCGGGTACTTGGCCGTATCGGGCTGATCGCCGTTGGCGCACTGCTGTAGCACTTCCCAAGTAGTGTGGTACTCGCCGGAGTCTGGATCGATCGCGGTGTCGTATTCGATGCCGGAGGCCAGCGTATCCCAGACAGTTTTGCTATTGCCCGGCGCCACGATGCGCACCCAAATGCGGTCCTGGAATATGGGGAACCCCATGCTTTCCGTGAGGTACTCCATCGGGTACGGCTTGATGTAGAACTCAACGATCAGCTCGCCATCGAGGCCTGCTCCGCCTTCACCGGAGAGGCCGTACAGCACCTTGCTGAAGTCCTGTTTCGGGCTTTCGAGCGTGCGCGGCGGCGCGAACTGAGGCAGATCGATACTCATGCTGACCTCTCTTTCAAGACTGGAGCATTGTTTTTCTCGTCAAACCACTGTCGCCATACTCCAGGAGCAAAGCTGGCCTCTGCATTCCTACCTGAGCAAACGCCTCCGTCCCATTCCCGGTAAACCGTCAGGCATCCGTTACCTTCCACCTCTCCCACGTACCAGATATTCTCCCGATCGGACTTGAAAAATCTAGTTACACCGTCCGTAAGTTCTACGATCATAGTGATTTTCTCCAACAGAAATCAGCGCCGACATCGACTGTACCAAACACTTCCTCGACAGCGCGCTTGACGCCCCAGGTCGGATAATTGGGGTTTTCGTAGTCGTGACCGGAAATGAATCCGCCCGGTTTTATTTTAGGCAGCCACGCCTTGATGTCCTCTAAGCAGCACTCGTAAGAGTGGTCGGCATCGATAAACACGAAGTCTAGCGCTCCATCCGGCACGTCCACCGAGGCAGAAAGCGACGTCTCTCGGAGGATCAGCGCGCGTTTGCCGGCAAACTGCACAGCCGCCTGAGTGGCCTCGTAGTAGTGATCCTGCTCGTCCTGACTGAGTGACCCATGGAACTCGCCGAGGCCATCCTCTCCATTGCCAGCCGCCCACGGGTCCACCATCAGCAGCTTCAGATCGGGGCGATTGAGCAGAAGCCGCTGGGATAGCGCGCCAGTGAACACGCCGATCTCCGCTCCTTCCGGGTGTGGGATATCTTTGAGCCACGCCAGGATTTGCTGAGCCCTCTCATCCACGGTCGGAGGCTTAAGAAGCGAAGCAATATGCGGAATGAGGCCGTCCCCGAACACGCGAATAGTGCAGCCGTTTTCGAGGAGCAGCGGGACATGCTCTTTGAAGTCCTCTGCTTGGGTGACCATCCAGGGTGCGCAGCGGAAGGAGCGTCCACCTACGCGAACGTCGAGCGTTTTCTCGCCGTCATTGAGAGACTGAGGGTATGCGTGATGGTGCGCGCCGTCGTCGTAACTCGAGTCGAAGCCGAATAGGTTGATGTGGCGGTGGCCGAGCAAGTAGGCGAGGACGATGGCCTTCATACCGACAGTGGTGCCGCCGCCGATGCTTGGGACGCCGGCTTTGTCCAGCAGTGGCTGATAGGAGGACATGGCTGCGTGCCAGCAGATCAGCTCGTCGCCAGCCGCCGCAAGTACCGAAGGATGACACTGCGAAGCATAATATCTTGGCACATCACCCACATGAACAAACTCAATATTCTCCTGCCGAGCATCCAGCATGACGTGAGCATCAGGAGTGATGCCATTATCCACGAGGTAAGAGAAAGTTTTGTTGGTCGCATAGACCTTAGCTCCGGACATCTGCATTCCGCGGATGTAGAACAGGTTCGTCGCGATACTCGGGCCGCCGCCGACGATGATCGCGGTGCGCGCGTCATTGCCAGGCTCGACCCATTTGCAATCGCGCGCCATCGCCGAGAGCACATTGGCGCGCAATTTCTCATCCGGCACGTTGGACTGCACGACCCACTCGATCGCTGAGCCGCCGCCGACCTTCCAGACTTCCGGCACCCATCCCGACACAACCTCGTGAGGCTTTGGGTATCCATGGAAGCAAACTACGGATGTTCCACGTGGAATTTGCGTGCGGCAGTCAACTTTGTAGCTGCGGAATTTGCCAGGTAATCTCTCCTGCCATAGATCAACCGGCCAGCTCCATCCTTGCGCAATGCATTGCTCAACCCACTCTTGATCCCCACCTGCAGGCTGGGGCCTTCCCTGCTGTTGCCATCTCTCCCAAAATAGGCGTGTGCAGTTACTTGACTCCCAGGCCATGACTCCAGACCCAAGTCCATTCGGCCGGTAGAAATCCCTCAGAATGGCGAATGGCCCATCGTAGCGCGCAATCTCATCGAGCGGCCCGGTAATGGCCGTGTCGAGATCGAAATACAGCACGCGCTCCCCCGCCGGGAATGCCTCCGGCGAGAACAAATAGAGCTTGTTCCACCATCCCTCAACCCCCTCGGGCAGAGGCTTGATTTTGATGCCAGCCTCCAACCCGGTGGGATCGTCCGTGAAGCAAGTGAAGTCGCCTGCGAAGCCTGCGGGTAGATTCCTACGCACGCAGTCAAAGAGAATGTTGACGTACTCAGGACCGTACATCTTTCCCCATTTGACACAGCACACATGAAGCATATGAACCCAGGCTCCAGTTGATCAGTTTGGATTAGCTTCGATTCTCCGCGGCTTGCGCGAAAGAGAATCGTTGCCTATGCCCTGAGGGGCGCCTGGGATACATATGATCATACCTCAGGTACCCTCAAGCTGGCCGTGATTGGGATAGTAGACCAGCACCAAGCTCTGGGTGGAGGTAGTCGTGGAAGTCGCGAGCCGACTCCCCAGGATCGCACCGCCGGCCGATGCCGTACCGTAGATACGACCCGCAGTGCCCGAGATGTACCCCGCCGTGTTCGGCGTGATCTGCACCGCCGTCTTCAGCGTCCAGGCGCGCCCGCTGATCTGGTACCACGCGACCGTGATCTGGTTGGCCTGGGACGCCAAGCCGGAGCCGTCATAGAGCGGGGTGATCGGGAATACGGTACCCTGCGTGAGAGCCTGGGAGGTCGTACCGACCGCCGCGCTCGACACCGCCACCGCCACCGGCACGCTCGTCTTCTGGCTCGTGCCCTTCGCCGGAACCGTCGTGATCGAGTACGTGGCGTCCCACTGCACCAATGTTCCCACCGGTAGCGCGTTCGATACCGGATTGCGTAACGCGATGAACTCGCCCCATCCCAGCGTCGGCTCGTACGCCGTGATGATCTGACCTGGGGTCGCTGCGAAGATCGGGGCCGGTAGAACCGGGCTCGTGGCGGTTCCCGCAGTGGTCGCCGCCGACTCAGGCTTCAGAAAGACGGTGTTGAAGCCGGCATAGGGGCCGGGCAGATCCGCCCAGACGCGCCCGATATCGTAGTCGCCCAGCTGGTTGTTCTGAGCTACCCAGTTATAGGCCACGCCATTGGTCGCCGTGGTCGGAAACCCCGGAGGCACGTAGGTCTGTGACGCGAACGGTGAGACCGGGGTTGCTTTGAGTGTGATGATTCCCATATGTCTCTCCTTACGCGGCCAACAGGCCCTGGAGGAAGCGATTCGAGGTGGTCATGTTGCCGGCGAAGCCGACGAGCTTGACCATCGCATCCTGGTTGACCGCAAAACGCTCGTCCCCGAGGGGCGCGAAGTTTCGATCCTGGTGGGGCCTGAAGAACAGGTACTTCGTGTTCAGAAAGAACATCGTGTTCGTCGGCGCGCCTCCACCGAAGCCTCCGTCCAGCACCACGTCGCAGTTCATGTACTTCAAGGTCTGGAAGCCGAGCTCAGCTAGATCCTCATCGCCGACACGCTGGAGCGCCTGCATGCTCTCCAGGTAGTAGCGGTAGAAGTTGTTGTCGGCCACGATCAGATCCGGCGCATCGGCACCGCGCACCAACTGCAGGTAGACGCGGTTCATGTAGGTCTGAATCGTGGCTGTCGAGACAGCCGCGCCGCCAGTGGTCAGGCCGCTGAAGAAGACATTCCTCCAGAACTGCCAAACTGACGGGTCTATACCGCCGACAATGCCCGACGAAGGTGTCGCGGAGACAAGCAGCTGCAACCCACCAATCTGCCGTCCGCCATCAGCAGTACCATTCGAGTAGATGTCGAGGGCAACGTTGTTGGTTAGGGTCTGCTCGGCGTTCTCGATGCGCCCTTCCAACAGGTCGATGATGGCCTCTTCGCCGGAGTTCTGCAGCATCTCGAGGCCCGAGATGGAGACAGCGACAGCGGCCTGCGCATAGTTATACTCGGCTCCCGTGAACACGTCGGATGGGCTGATGTTGAGAACTTCGTACCCGGAGTAGCGCTTGTAGGTGCCATTCTCCTGGTAGTTCAATTCCTGGACGATGGTGCGACCACCGGAGACCGGCTTGACGCGGCCGCGTGCCCGCAATCG